AAATGAAGTTATAAACAATTGCTAGAAATTGTTTGACGTTGGTCTAAACGGAACGTCGTTAACAATTGTTAGCGGTGATCTAAGTGCTTGGTATATCGAAGCAAGCAAAGATTTCATCTCCTTTACGTCCTTAGAAGTCATTGTGTCGGAAGATGCAGGAGTATTTGATGCAGAAGATTCTTTTGACTTTTTTGCTGGTGTACTGCTTGTTGGAGAAGAGGATTCTTTCAGAGCTGCGGTTGCTTGATTAATTTTTTCCAAAGCATTAGAAGATTTATTAGCACTAGAACCACCACTACCTTCGCTTTCTTTATTAAATGGTTTTGTTACTCTCTCCTTTAGCTCTTGCGAGGTACTTACAACTTGACTCATAGCATCAGATCCTTTTTTCCTTGCATCTTCTATTTTTGATTTAACCAAAGCTGTTATATCATTTACGCCGGATATACCTGACTTAAGTTTAGATTGTTCTGAAACCAAATCTTGTTTAGGCGTCACCTCAGATTTTTGAGGTACAACTGGTGTTGAGGTCTTGAGAACTTCGGTATCCTTTATTGTCTCCACTTTAGGAACGCTTGGGTTTGGAGTCTTGAGAACCTCTGTATCCTTTATCGTCTCTACCTTAGGAGCATTCGAGGCCGAAGATAACTTTTGAAGATCCTCTTGAGTAAAATATTCTCGGTCTCTTTCGCTGAGGAAATAATCAAATTCATCCTTTAGGTAATCAGGATCAGCCAAAAGCTCCTGCTGGTCACTTTCGTCTAGGTCATTTTTAGAATACTCTATAAACTCGCTAATAAGCTTTGAGTCGGATGTAATCTTAGAAAGTGCAGCTTGCAATGGGTTTTGTTGTACAATTCTTCCAAGTTTTATATTTTTTTCTCTCTCTTCCGCAAGCATCATATCCATCATCTGCTGCTCCATAGTCCTAACTTTATTGCCTTTATCTAACTTAACAAGCTCTGGTCCACCCTCACCAACAACCGCAATACCATCACCCTCAACAGTACCACCCTGTTTCAGTCCATTAATTTTTGGTATAACATCAGAGAAAACATTTTTTACACCACTACTCAGGATACCTTTAAAATCTATTGGCTCTCCGGATTTTACTTGTGCAATTTGACTAGGTAAATTTGAAATAAAATTAGAGGAGGATTCAATAAGAGACTTGGAAATACTATCCTTTAAATCGCTGATGAGCTTATCATTCTCAGAAGTTATCGTTTTAGTAAAAGACTCGGTAAATCCCTTAAAAGCCTTTTCCAAATCTTGCCCGCTGGGCATAGCTCCTTTTTTAATATCACTTGTCAGATTCTTTATACTCTCGGAGGATTCTATATTAGCCTTAGTAGATTCCTTAAGCTCTTGATAAAGTGAATCAAAATTTGAAGAAAGAGTAGTAAGTTCTCTTAGCAATTTGTCAGATCCGTTTACCATTAACAGATTGGGTTATTTTCTGATTATATATCAGACATTAACGATTATCACTTATTGTTAAAGCTAAAGACCTCGGTCTGGCCACTCTCCTGGAGTTTTTTCTTGTTCTCCTCTTCAACAGAGTCGTTTAATTTATCTAGCCAAATCTGATATTCATAAAAAGGAACTGACTCTAGCCAATTAGGATCTATTGTGTGTTCTCTCCAAAGACGGAACTTGAGATCAAAATAATTCTCTAAAGATATCTGAAATAACGAAAAGAGATCTGAACCCGGAGGGAAAGTAAATTGGAGCGGTGACCTCCCCAGCACCGCAAGAATCACATTTTACTCTTACCCTTAGATTTGTTCCTATCTTGATTTTTTCTGCTAATTCAAAATAAGCAGAAAACTCCTCCTTTGTCCATTCTTCCAAAGAAGAAACCATAGTCTCCTTGATTTTAAAATAATCAAGACCTCTCCAATCATTAAAATAAAATGGAGCTATTTTTATAAAACTCTTGTCGACTTCTTCACCCTTTGCAACACAATCAGCAACAAAAGATGATATTGCTTTTGTTACACCAATTGACGGTGGCGACATTTTTATAGTTTTCCCTATTCTTCTAATAGGGAAAACAAAACCTCTTTCGGTAGTGGAATAATATTTAAGCAAATCCCGATCTATATCATAATTGCTCAACACACCAGTTCTAAGCTCAATACCTTCCATCCCAGAGCATCCTTTTGTAGTGCATCCACCTTCAGGGTTTACAATAATCCTGTTTTCCCCCTTAACAAAAGTTAAGTCCCTTATAGCCATGATGATAAAGAACCTATCTTCTTGCTTTAGGTCCCGGTAAGACACAAGACCTCCGTTTTCCTCAAACTTAACTTTACAGCATGCCTCAAGAATGAAATTAAGCTTGTTATCTATATCTAGCATGTCATCCTCATCTATTGTTGAGAATTGTCGTATTTCCCTGACCTCCGCTGGTCTGATAGCTATTCTTGTTGCTTCCGGATAAAATAATCCCTGAGAGGGTAACATCCCCATCGAGGTTTTTCCACCCAAGGTCTAATGGTTTAGATTCGGCCTCTTGCACATAAGGTTGACTTTCAACTTTACCTTCATGAATGTTACCAAGAGGGTCTTCTGTATTTTCGGGCTGCTTTTCTGGATAAATATTTTCTTGTAGCTCTGTATCCAGATTCAAGCCATCTGGTTCATCATATTTAATACCACCAGCGATTTCTTTTTCCCTGAGTATTTCTTCTGGAGAAAGGTTATTATCGGACATATTTGACATTTTCTTTATATACCGTTGGTATAAAAAAACCAGAAATTATAGAAAAAAATTGGAGTTAAGTTCCGTATTAAAGGAATAGGTCGTTCCAGTAATCTGACTTCCATGTAGTATCAATGGTATAAAGAGCATCTCCGATATCGTAAGAAAGGTTCATTGGAGTAATTGGCTCTACCAAGAAACAATTGTTCAGTGTTATCCTCCTGAAGACATCACCTTGTTTATTAAAAACAGAAACTACCATAGAACCAACATAATCTCTTTTAAGACCCATTGCTCCAGTTAATGGATTGTAAATTAAATCAGACCATTGTCTTAAAACCTTATAAAGAACCATAGAATTGTCCTCATTAAGGTTCACTTCGAAAGACATATTAAACTGTACATCAGATGTAGATGGTTCACCACCAGCATACCTTCTTTCAGCAAACTTGTAATATTGGGTAACAGCATCAGCTGGCTGTATATCAACTTGTAAGGCAGAAATACTCTTCACTTGCTGAGTAAGTATATTCTCACCCTTAAATGTAGTATTAGCAAGATTGATACCGTTAGGTGGAGTTATAAGAACCTCAAACTGGTTTAAGAAAACCGGCTCGTAGTTATTCCTTGCTGCCTTAGAGTTGTTAAAATGTGGTAAACCTGCCATTTATGCTTTGTTATATTTTATAGGAATAAATCGTCCCAGTAATCAACTGCCCAAGTCATATTAATCTCATAGAGCGTAGTACCATTTACGTATTCTAGCTCCATAGGATCAATTGCTTTTAGTGGGAAGCAATCCTTAAGAGTAATTCTCCTAAATACATCACCATTTTTATTGAAGACAGACACAACGATTGTCCCAGTATAATCTGCTTTAATTCCTTGCGCCCCTGTCAATGGATTGTAAATTAAATCAGTCCACTGTCTCATCGTCTTAAAGACGTACATTGAATTAGCATCGTCAAGGTTGACAGTAAACTTTAAACCAAGATCCAGAGTTGTTGTATCTGGTTTACCTCCAGCATAGTTCCTCTTTGCAAACTTATATTTCTGAGATACAAAGCTAGGGTTTTTATCCACATCCAAACCACTTACAGAAACAACTTGTTCTAGTAGCACTGGACCTCCAGAAACAGCCGCAGGTGGTATAACATTTACCTCAAATTGGTTAAGGTAAACCGGCTCAAATTTATTAACCGAGTTTATGGAATTTTGGTAATGTGGTAAACCAGCCATTTAGTCTTGTCCTTTTTTTATATTTATCCGAATTTTCAATTTTTTGAAATTAAGCGAATTGGATAAATCCTCCAGCAGCGATACCACCAGTTCTTGTAACAGTAATTCTGTTTATGAACTTCTGAATACCTCTAGCAGGTTCGATAATTACATCAATAATACCGATGTTCTGATCGATAATAGAAGGAGGGTTGTTAGAAGAATCCATGATTACTTGGTAAGCATAAATACCACCACCAGCTCTAACTCCATCTAAGTAGTTATCTACAAGGGTTTTGATCTCTAGTCTTATAGAATCTTCATTGAAATCAAATAGGTAGTTAGCCATGATCTCTTCAACGTCATTCTCAACACTGATGAGAAGGTCCCTCACGTGTACTAAATTAAATGCCGAATTAACAGTTTGATAAGCTGTTTGGTTACCAAAGACAACTACACCAAGGCCTCTCTTCTTAATTATAGGGTTAAGACCTACTGGCTCCAACCATCCTCTATCTTCGTCAGTGAAATCATATTCGAGTCCGACAAGGTTTTGTCCTGAGATTACCCCTCTCTTCTGACCTGCTATAATGCTGTAAGGTTCGCCATTAGCAAATTTTCTAACAAAGTTGTTGGAGATATAAGCTGCAGGAGGAACGTTTACATTTCTATTATTTTCCCTTACCGTTAAGTATGGCGTATAGAAAGCAGCGTATTTGGCTCCTTGATCTTCAGTAGGTAAACTGAAAGTGTAAGAAGGATTAAGAGATAAGTTACCACCTTCCGAAATATATTGTGCCTTCAGTGAAGGATATGGGTTAGTTTGTGTTGGTGCATCAGTAAACCTAGGGTCTGTTGACTCCCTAAACTGCTCCATCGAAGGAGCGTTAATTAAAGCAAGAGCCTTCTGTCTCATCATTGCCAACTTACTAAGCTGATATTTAGAGTTAGGCAAAATCTGACCACTGAAGGTATCTACGATGTATCTGAACGAGATCACATCCTTAGCAGCAAGTGTCGCTGCAATGTTTGTGTTGTACATTACATCCAGTAGTTCAGATACTCTAGCATCAGTACCATTTGGCCTGTGGGAATCCCTCATTGTAAACCCATTCAGGTATGTGAAGTCGAAAGACCTAGTAAACTGAGGTATTGACTTAAACTTCTGAACTTGAATCGGACTCCCCGCATAGTAATAAAGAGGCCTTGCAGTTGTTACTTGCACAACGTTTGGTGTTGTTGTTTGAGCAACCGAGGTAACTCTCGTTAACCTATATTGTCTATTACTACCAACGGTTTCACAAATATCCTGGTCAGTAGATACTATAAGATCACCAACAGATATTGGGGATGATGGTGAAGAAGATATAGTGAAATTAGTCGGATCTATTTGTGTTATCACATCGATAAACTGGTTAATAGAGCCTACAGATGAAACTATATCAGTCTTACCCGCAGCTACTGGAAGACCAATATTGTCAGAAGCAAAAGGTTTGCTGCCAGGTAAACCCGTGGAGAATGCAGTATAATCTACCAAATTGTCTGGATTTTGTCTAGCAACGTTATCAAACTGCCTAGCATATGCTACAGCAAATTGGTCTCTATCAATTGTGCTTTCGTATGAAATATAATTAATGGAACTTCCAGTTTCATTTAACCAAATCTGGTCTCCATCCTCAAGTTCACCGTAAAGCAAGTCCTGGTAGAATGCTGTAGACAATTGTCCAGTTAAGGCGTTACTAGCTGTTCCACCGGTTACTGAACTAACTGATGTAATATCTAAATAATCAGAAGATGCAAATTGATAATAGTCAGCAGAAATGTTTCCAGATGTAGCTCCCACCATATTGCTATATGGAGTAACTGAGACACCTTGAGCAGAGTATGATGCAGTATCAAGTGGGTGTGTCCATGTTAGGAGCACTTCTCCACCCGTTTGAATAACACCAGACACTCTTAGTTTTACTAGGTCATTTTCGGAGAATTGGTTTATAACTGAACCAGTTAACCCAGATAAACCAGTAACTCTACCCATAATGTAAGGCGAAGAGGTAGCGCTTGGAGTTGCAAAAGATACCAATTCGTTTTTCTCTGCTGTAGTAAGGGAAGCACCGGTAACTCCGCTGTTAGTTACTACATAATGTAAACCTCCATACTTAAGGGAAGGATCATAACCATCGAAAGCTGTTGCTCCTACACCATATGTAGAGGTAGCTCCAATAGTTAGTAGTGTACCAACATTTATAGAATCCGGTGATGATCCACTAGCACCAGTAGCTGCATCGGTTATTGTCGTAACATTTTGTGAGTATAGGTAATCAGCAGTAAGATTCTGATCATAGCTTAAGAAATTAAGTCTTGCATCAACAATGTCCCTATCTGCCGTAAGCTCGTCAATTAAGTGGTGTCCTACAAGGTCAATCTTATAAGGATTAGTACAGATATCATCCATTGCATCCTCATCAACAGCACAGAATAAACCGGTAGAAGGAGTATTATTGTTAATAAGCGTTTGGATGTATTGGTTATTACCATTCAGGTCAACAAAATCTGGGATTAAACATCCTGTGGTTGAAGTAACAATATTCACATCAGGTTGTGATAAGAAATTGTTGATCTGGCTTTTTATAAATCCATTTCTTGTAAAGTATGAACTCCATTTAGGGTCTAAAGATAGTGTCTCGTAATCAGTCCAATCTCCAGATACTGAGATAACATCTATAAAGTAATCCGAAATGTAATCATATGGGTGCATGAAGCTAGGAACGTTGTCCGCTCCATACCAATCTAAGGCAAAAACATCATATCCTTGTAAAGGTTGAACCGCATCAGTTGATTTCCTAACAATGACACTTATTGCTTCCTTACCAAGGTTAACAAGGTTAAAAAGTCTACCAGTATCTACAGCAGAAAGTGTAGCTAAGAAGTAATCGGTATCAGCAAACCAAAATCTCTCCTTATTATAGAAGGAGGAATATAGCCTGGAGGTAAGAACCCCGTTAGATTGCTCAGTATCAATCGAATAACCAAAATAGTTAACCACATCAGCTGTAGGGCTATCTATATCATTATTCAAATTCAACAAATTCAGAGCAAATACTGGGCCAGTATTTAAACACGCAAATATTGAGCGGTGGAAGTAAGATCCTTTAGCCTCTAAAGTCTTATCTATATCACCAAAAATTGCTACCGCTGTAGTTACATCCGGTAAATACACGGGAGCATTAAAAGGTCCTTTATTCGAAAATCCCACCACCAATCTTATAGTCTGAGACGTAAGAATGACGTTTTCTGAAGCGTCAAACTCAAGCGTATAGACTCCTGATGCTTTAAATTGGGATAAATCCAGTTTGATTTTCTTTGCCATTATTGTACAAGAGATATTTTTGCCTACTATATATCTAAACCAAAACCAGCATTTTTGTATGCTACTCGGTTAGTAATTGTATATATCGGAAAAAGCAAATTATTTAGAGCAACTGACTGAAAGAGCTATAGAACCCTCCCTCTTTGGTTGATGCTCCATCCTCACTATTTTCTTCCATCTTTAGATCTATAAGATCCCGGTAGGTAGATTCACCAAGCTCATCATACAATTCACCAACAAGATCATAAAAATCGGAGGATTCAAACATCCCAGAAAGATTTACAATCGTCATTGCTACATCATCGTGTCCAGATTGACTTGAATAAGTTCCCCTAGTGTTAAGACCGAAAGAGAATAACTCAGGTACAGTCCAAGTAGATTCGTTTATTATTACCCTATTCATCCTCATCTGAGATCTAAGAATCTCACAGTATTTCATCTTGTTTTTCTCGTTGTACTTTATACCAGGCTTTCTCGTCCTAGCAGATTCTGTGTGCTTTGTGTGTACAAAGATTTCGAGAGGAAAGTCGTCATTTAAAATGAGCTTGTCTATAAGCAATTCACCTTTAAAGTTAATCTCTAAAAGTACCCTTACATTTTCTGGATTGAAGAACTTAACAACCAAGGCTTCGAGGATTTTTTTAAAATCCTCAACCTCAATTTCATTATCCCTATAAATGCCAACCTGTAGAAGCCCGAAAAAGTCAGACTCATCTTGGAAATCATCCATGGCCTCTATTACTTTTTTTGGCAGAGGTACCACCTTAAAAATATTAAGAACTGTAAAATCCCCCTTTCCGCCACCAGCTAAGTCAATCGAAATAACAAATCTATTATTGAAAAGAGTATCAGTATTCAAACTGAATTTTGGATGCCATCTAAAATTGTCATACGGAAGTCCAACATCCTCTAGAACATCAATGTCCCTCCATTCATATTCAACCTCGTTTGCTTTAATTTTTTTAAGCTCGTTAGATCCTAGAAGCAATGTAGAGGAACTTAAAAACTGGTTGCCGTATTCCTGATTAAACAATTCTTGAGAACCTAGGTTAGCGATTTCTTGTTTTTTCCATTCTTCGTCCCTTCCGGGAACTTGCCACCAATCAACCCTTATAGGATTAAAGCTATTTTCACCATCAACAGCACCTTTATAAATTTCATAGAATTTATTCATTCCATTTGGGGTTGATGTAATAATAATTCTAGAAACCTTAGAAGAAGATACTGTAGGATATGTTGATCTAAAAAACGATTCTATAAAATTTGGGTGGATATGAGCAAATTCGTCCATATAAAGAAAGTGAATTGTAAAACCAATTGCGGATGTTTTTGTAGTAGTTTTTGCAATTGCTCTACACCCGTTATCAAACTTCATAGACATCACATTGTTTACTACCATACCAGGTTTTAAGAACCACGGCAGACCTCTTACTATTGCTTTGATCTTATCCATCAGTTCTTCTGCAGTAGAACCAACGTTTGCTAAGATCATTGCATTTTTATCGTGATTGAAAAGAAGATACCAAACAAGGACAATAGCTGAAGTAATTGATTTTCCAACCTGTCTAGGTGCTAAAAATATATTAAATCTATTAGCTTGATACTCACGGAGAACTGATTCTTGGTAGTCACGAAGTTTTACATAAAAAAGACCGTCATCAGTCATGACCCTACAGTACTTAGAAAAATAAACAACATCTTTTGCGCATCTTTCCATCTCTAAAATCTCGTCTTGTGTATACTCATACAAAAGATTTGACATCTTAAGCTCTGGGTCACCATCATGAAAGGGGTTATCAACAGACTTGTAATCAAGCCCCTCCTCTTCAACCCTAAATAGAAGTTCCTCTATTCTTTTGGTACTCCAGTAATTGGAATCTTTCTCTTCTTTTTCGGCCATTGTTAATCAAATAAATCATCTTCTACCTCCAAGCCAGTATCTTCTTCATCCAAAGAGATGTTTCTGCTTGCATCGATTTCTGCTTTCTTTTTAGCATTTACTACTGCGTTATCGTCAACATCCTCAACCCTTACATCCTCAATTTCAGCCCCTATAATATCCCTTAAACCCTCCATTAATCCCTTAGTTCCTCTAACCTTAATTCCCCCAGATTCGTTAGTGGATGGGTTATAGACATTCTTTCCGTCTTCTCCAGGTTCAAGTTGAAATGATCCTGAATTGCTTTTTTCCTCCAATTGGGTAGCTATTGATTTGTAACCATCCTCCATCTTTTGCACATATGTTTGGTAGTCTTTAGGCATTTGCATAATTTGAGATTGCAATTGTGCAAGAACCTCAAACATTCTTGGATTGGCGTTTCCAAGATCTATTTCTTCAAGTAGCTTGGTTATAGCGTGCTGTGCAGTTTTAAGTTGAAGCATCATAGAGGCGATGTTCATCGAATCAATCTTCTTCTTGTATTCGATGTAATCGGTTTGGTCTATGAGGTTCTCATCAAGATAAAACTTAACTATGGAATCAAGAACTCCCTTAGCATCAGTACCCGTAGTTTGAGTAGCCTCACTAAAGTTCATAAGTTCCGTGGTTTTTAGCCTAGGAAGCTCATCTGCTGTTACTGCATCAAAATCAAGATTTTCATCTTGCAGTATAGAATCAAGACTTTCTTTTATCTTTTCTTCGACTACCCTTTCTGGTTTCGGTTTTCTTCTTGGCATATCAATTCTGTTAATTACCTATTTCTTGCGAATTTAGGTAGGATCAATTGTGGTTTAGCGTTATCTATAATATATGCTAGTTGTTCATCCCTTACAGTGTTCTGGTTAAGGACAATTGATTGTTTATCAATATCTATCATGTTCTTAAACAGTCTTACATTCGATAAAAGGAGCGGGGATGTGTAAATCTTGTAAGCGTTATTATCCGTCCCATAGAATGGGTTGTTTACGTTTGTCTCAATATCAGAGGGAGCATCAAAAATGTAAGATTTGGTTAACGTCCTATAATCTTCGTGCACTTTAACTAAATCTGATGATTGTTGTGCACCTGGATTTGTTGGATCATACGACATTTTCCAGATGTTAATTCCCATCTGCTTATACTTGTTACTTATATTAACAACCAATCCATACCACTCTCCCTGCTCTGGAGTAAATTGCAATCTGGAATCATACGTAAGATCGTTTAAGATAATCTCAATGCTTCCTTGTTGTACATAATTATTATTTGCAGCATCGTTGGTACCAGAATGCACTAAGTCTATCCTCATGCCTTTTAACAAACCAGAGCCATCGATATAGGTTCCATCAATTAGATTCCTTGCTTGTGCCTTTTGCATTTTCCAATTTGCAGTATTCTTAGCATAAGGAAGATTTGGATTTGCAACAGAAAATTTAAACTCATCAGGAGTAGTTAGAACCTTGAATCCTCCCGAATGGTTAGCATCAGTACTAATTGCAACATACCCTTCCGGGTTATCCGAAAATTGCCTAAATGGGGTTAAATTGTGTTTATATGGGTGAGAGCTGTATAAAATTTGGTTAGCATCCTCTGAGACTTTTGTGATTGGTGCTGGAGAGTATGGTTTTTTAGCCAAGCTATCCTCATTAATATAGTTCTTCAAACTAAACCAACAGGTGTAGGATACCTCACCATCGCTCTCCAATAGAGGTCTGTTTTTATACCTAAGTGCTTCTCGATACTTGTTAGGCTGATATACGAATTCTGAATCAGAAACAAAAGCATCCGACATATCGTAGTAGTTGTTAAACACTATTGTCCAGTTGTTATTGAGATCATACCCAACTATAGGAAGATTCTTATAGATATAAGACCTGGTTGGGTCCTCTTGTCTTCTTTGCGTACTATCGGAGTATTGCTCTGGCTTAGCTATTTTTTGCTCTTCAGCTTCAACCTCTGCACCAAATAGCTTTTCTGTAGTAAGTGCAATTCCATCTAATTCCTCTTTGTAAGCAGGGTCTTTGAAATACGTATTAGACTTAGGACTATATTTTTTAAGCTCTATTTTGTAGTAAACCGGAGAATACATGAAATCCCTGAACAAGTAGGTAGAATTTATTTCATAGATCCTATTGGTTAAAGGGAAGTAAATAATATCTCTCTTCCTTGGTTGTGAGCCTCTTCCAAAAATGTTTTCGAAATAGGTCTTATCTATATGAATCTCGAACGGTTCGTCAAACTGGATTCCGAAGGGATCATAATTTGTTCGGTTATCTGGAAATTGATTTGAAGGAACCATTACCTTCACACATTGTTCATCTACAACATCAAATAAAGTATACTCCTTCAACACTACGTCTTTACCTCTAGCTTGTGGTTGCACTGAATAATAATTTGTCTCAAACCCAAATACCTTGTTTACAACCAAGCTTAAATCCTTATACAGGTTAACAGCCTTGTTTATTGCATAGGGATTAAAAGTGTAGTTGCAATCATCAAAAACAACTGGTCTGTTTGACTTCTCATTAGAGCAATTTGGTACAGGTCTATTAATAACCAAGTTATCTATTGAACCAGAAGGTCCACTAGGTCCAGTAGCATAGGTAAGATCAAGATCGAAATCAAGGATTACTATTGAAGGATCTATAGGTTCATCTGTCTCATAAGCCAGTGTTCCGTCCGTATTTACTACAACGGAAGTAAATCTAAATTCCGGGTAAAATGATTTTGAAGGATCAAGCGGAATTGAGAAGATTGTCGAATCGTTGTTGGAGGTATAACCCTGAGAAAATCCAGTTAATGCAGTTCCAACATTAGCCCAAAGGGACCAACTTTTCCCGTCAACAGAATATCTAAAATCAATTGCAATGTCATTTGGAATAGCTGCTGTTGGATCACCAAGATTTACAGGATCACCCAAAACAGCACCTGCTGTTTCTATTATCCACCCATTGAAGGCTTGTACATAGTTAAATGGGCTATCCCAAGTGAGAACCCTATAATTACCTATGTATGTGAAATTTAATGAGCTTTCGAATTGCTGTATTCTTTCAGCATACCAGGTAGCATCAGAACATGGTAAGTAATAGTAAACCCCATCGTCAGCAAGAGCTGTGTGATAACCATTACAACCAAGTTGCTCAGCACGTGCCATAGCAGCTCCAGTGGTTCCAAAATAGTTATCTGTACTCTGGTGAAAAACCTTGGTAGTATTCTCCAAATTGTCTTGGTATCTAAATCTAGGATCCGAAAGATCCCTCTGATCGCCGTTGCCGTTATAAACGGGGATACCTTTTTTTGGAAATCTATTTTCTGGGTAAAAAGCCATTATCTACAAGATATTATTAACAGACAAAGCTCGGTCTGTATGTTTATATATCCGTAGAAATAAAAGAGGTTAAGATAGGTGATTTTGTATCAGATCGTCGATATAGGTTTGAACAACCTCTGGGGTAATTGTTTTTGTACATTCAAACATCCTTTCGGTATCCTTTAACCTCGGACACCAATTCCAATCCCCCTTATCAAATTTTATTGAGGTATCACTAAAGCAACCATGGCAGACATCGCGGTTTATGATTCTATAGTTTTTAGTAGAAAATTCACACGCGGGATCCGAAAAACCAGATATCATTACAACTGGCTTGTGTAGTGACCAAGCAAGCCAGCTTAGACCAGACCCTATTCCAATAAAGAAATCGGAGTGATAAATGTCAATGGCTCTTTGTAAAATATCAATATCTCCAGTTTTGTCAATCACTCCATTTAAATTTGTTCCCTGCTTTTGTACAACAACAACCTTATAACCTATTGAATTTAAATAATCGGTAATCTTCTGCCAGCCGTCCTCATAGTGCCAATGTTTAGCATTAGCGGTAGAATCCATAGCCAAACACACATACTTTCCGTCAATAGTTGAGTTTGTGTTTTGTATTGTTAGTGGTACACTTTCGTTTAATAGGTCACCTTCAACATCTATTCCTAAAATATCCCCAGCAACCTGCTGTAACGAAATAGCTCTAGGATCCCTCCTATGTCTATCGCGGTCATTCTCGTCATACCACCCCACACCAAATGTAATTTTTGTATTGATCTCTCTTGACCCGGGTGATCTAAACCTTATGGAAGGATAATAGTTAGCAAGAAGCTCATTCCAAAATGTAGTAACATAGAGGTCACAGTCATATTTTCTTCTGAATTTTTCTATGACGGGCATCCAAGCTAGAGTGTCACCAAGTGAGTTGCTATCAACACTAATACAAACTTTTTCCTCACTAATTACGTCTTCCAGATCTCTCTGGTAGATTAATTCATCATTATCGTAAGCCTCTAATCTCCAAGGAGTAAACCATTTTCTATAAAGCCTTGTAAAAAGTCCAGCAGAAATTTCACCTGTATACCCATATGTACCAGTACTTAAATCCATGAACTTTATTGTACAAGGTTTAGCATTATTTGGTCCTATGCAATCAACATTAGCACCATTATCAAAAGTAAGTTCAAAAGTGTAGGGGTGTCTAAACCTTACAAAGTCCGCTTTTTTTAAGCTCTCATAAACTTTTAAGCCTCTATTTTTCATCTTAAATCTAATATGTCCTTAATTTTTTCCGTATCTGCAGGTATATCTAAAAAAGCACCGCTAGGGCTAAGATAGCTTACCAATGGATTCTGATCATAAGAATCCATGTATGGATCAAGTCTTCTCATTAAAATCGGTAGTTTCCATGAAAGAGTCTCCTTTATAACAATGGGATTTAACTCCCAATTAGAGGTAAAAACAAAAAGGTCAGCCGCACTATAGAAAAGATCCGCATCATCTCTTTCACCCCATAATTTGCAATTATCAGGTAGTGTTTCTAAAAGTGGTTCCCAATAGCTTTGAAAATTTGGTGCAGTATTTCCTATAAAGTGAAATTGTATTGGGTAGTCAATGAGATTTCTAGCGTGCTCTATAAGCTCACCTTGGTTTTTACCTGGTGTGAATAAACCGATATTTATTACATGCTTTTTGTTTGGATCTAGACCAAGACTCTCTAAGGCAGATTTTCTATCAGGTCTTTTAAAATCCTCAATTGGGTATTCTAAAATGTCTGTCGGAACACCAAGATCTTTAAATTTGTTACACATCCATTGATTTACCATAACCAGTTTATCCGGACAATATATCTTATCTGATGGGGAAATATTTGAGCTGTGGCAAGTTTCAACTATGCAATATGGTCTATCCAGTGCATATATTTTGTCAATAATCGACGGGTCTACAAAAAATTCAACAAAATCATCAAAATGGATAACGTCAGGGTAAATTCTATCAATTAAATCAAGTATCTCTGTCTTATCTTCCCCCAAACAATGGAATCTAGAACCAATCCTTTCCTTTATCCTATTTCTCTGTACAACATATTCCTCCGATGTATTGTTATATTGTATGCAATAAACTTCAGCTTCTTCGTTAAAAGACTCTATTTTTTTGTACAGGTATTGAGGCATTCCTCCAGTTGAAAGATGTGGAGCAACGAAAAGAATTCTCTTTTTTCCACCGGTTTTTTCATCCAATGTTTTTTGTATAGAATTGATTGTTCTTACCAATTCATATTTGGTTTTTCTTAAAGCCTCAATCTCTTTCATTTATTATTCTTTAGTGTAAATACCAGTTTCAAAATTTAACTGGCCTTCCCCATATTTCTGAATGATCTCATCTATTACATCCTTCTCCTGTGTGTCCAGTTCTTCTGACTTTTGAAGCAATGATATCAGAGTTGCCTCTATTGGCTCGAGTTCTTTTACCAGAAAATGCTTTCTAATATTCAGTCTACCTATCGATTCAACATTTTCTAAAATCTCGGTTCTTAAGGAGTTAATTTTTTCCAACTCCTCAGATGTTATTTTTGTTTGATTGTTTTCCATATGTTTTTATCTAAATTTCACCAGGAAAGTAAGCGTCTTCCATAGTTTTTAAATTATTTTGGTCTGTTCGGGTTTCAATTAGTTCCACAAATTTCATCGATTCTTTGTACAGAAATTCTACATAATCAGAGGTATCCTTGTAACAAGAGGTCCAGAGTAAAAAATGAAATCTAGGAAATGGGCATATCCTATCATCTCTCATGAGCATTGATGTTATTTCATACATCCTATGAAATTTTTGGTCCTCCAAGAGCATCTCTGCCAAAATAACCCAGTGCTCGTTTCTATCCGGACAATACCAGTCAGCTTGTTCAAGCCTTTTATATGCGAGATCTCGATTTCCTATAAATCTATGTGCTTGTCCGATAAGAACTATAGAAAGGTAACACATCTCATCAAACACTGTAGGAGGTGAGTCATTATCATAAACTGGAAATTTCCTTCTCACATAATGTTCAAGGTAATATATAGTCCTTCTAGCGTATTCATCACTATGATTTTTGCCAAACGGGAGATTTCCATTCTGATAAATATCAGCATAACTTTTACCAATATAGAAAAGATGGTAATCATCCTCTTTTATCTTCCCAGAACAAACCTGATCAGCTTCAAGTAAAAGAGCATCATTTAAAAACTTTAAAGGGTCTTCCCAAGTTTTACCGTCATTTGTAATGATATGTCTAAACCCACGGGGTAAGTTAATTACCTGAAAATTACCCTCCCCTTCTTTGTGACCAGAAAGATAAATTGTCTCATGCCTTTTGTCGTGCTTGAAATACCATGGCAATTTTGCATTCCAAAGCCAAGTTCTATAATATATTCCACCCGGGTCCTGAGCGGTAATATTAAAACTTTGAATAGATGTGTCGTTAATCAAAGACCAATCAAAATTATCATCAACAGCCAGTTGTTCATCTGCATCCATCCTTAAAATCCAATCACAACCATGATCAGCTTTTAAACATTCTTGCAAAGTGTGATCCCGATTAAATCCAGGATATTGCCATTCAGTTTCATACAGGTATCCAGGTATCCCCTTTTGAGAAAAGAAATTTCTAATAAGACCTTGGGTACCATCAGTAGAGCCGTTATCTTGTATAACCCAATAATCGATGTATCGATAGCAGGATTCAAGCATTCTCAGAATAACACGGGATTCATTAGCTACCATGGCATTCATGCAAATTTTAGCCCTCTTATTCATCATATACATAATTCAAAACCTGTTCATCCTCCCAGAACTTTATATCACTAAGGTCACTATTCATTATAGCCTCTTGGTGCCTATTAGTTCTCTTTTCTTCGTCCCACTCCCAATCATGGAACCCCAAATCAATTATCCTGTTATGTATTGCTTTGTTATATTTCTCTTTCAAAATTCTAGAAATTCTATTAATTTCGAAAGAGTTATAGCTAACAGTCCCGGAGCCATTACTATATTGAATATATAGCAAATCCTTAATATGGACTATCCTTGTTTCGAGAAAAGTTTTAATGATTAATTCTAGATCATCCGCTATTGGTAGGCTTTCAGCATGCCCTCCGATTTTTTTATAAATATCAGACCTCCAAGCCCTAACATGATTTGGCATTGAAATATTAAATCTAATAGTAATCGGATTTATAGAGGGATAGTGATGTGTTAGATATCTTTTACCCTTTATATTAACCCAAGAGTGTCCAGAATACCCAAAGTTAAAGTTGTTGCCTTCAACACCATAGAAATTACCATCGTATTTTTCATCTTTGCTACCATATCTTCTAAATTTCCCATTCTCAAACATTTCTGTACAGTCACTGTAAATGAATCCAGCGTCAGGGAATTTATCGCTAGCAGATTTAATTTTAGCCAAGCAATTATCCAATAAATAGTCATCATGGTCAAGTTCTACCAACCATTTACCACTAGACAAAGAGCAGGCCCTCTTCTTAGCCATTCCTACAAATCCCCCGGTATTTGGTGTTATTCTATATGGTTTAACCCTTAAATCCCTGGAAGCTATCTTTTGAAGATCATGCCATAAGTCGTTATGGTCTGAAGGCGAATCGTCTACAACAACCCACTCCCAATCTGTTTCACTCTGATCTACTATTCCTTGATAAGTTCTAAATATTCTCTCCCCCGTTTTGAAAGCAGGGGTAAAAATGCTGAAAAGAGGAATGTGTGGGTTTGTACGAACGTCTACTGCCTTAACCACCACATCATTAGCAAGTGTGTCAGGATCTGGGATTTGATCGTATTCTATAACCATTCTATCAAAATGCGAATGTATTTGATCATACTTACTACCAATAAAAACGAAAACATCAGGAGTGTGTTTGATGTTTAAATCCGATAGTACATTATTGTCTACATCAATTATGCCAATAGAAATCAAATTCACCCACTGCATGTTATTTTCTACCGAAGAATAAACTGTGGTAACGAATTCATAATTGCCACTAGGCTTATCCCAACCAAAAACAATAGCAGTCGGTCTTTTAACAATTAGCATTTATTTTTCCGTGTTGAAAAAGAAAACCTGGAATAGCCTACCGTCATTTTTATCCAGTCCGAAATAGTCCAAAGAAACGTGAAATAAATCACCCCGATAAATTACCAGCCTATTATAAATATTTCCAATTTTATCAACCATTTCCCATTTGGTCATATCCTGGGATTCTATATTAACAGGGGCTGCTTTAGCTACCTCATCAGGATGCTCAGAATTTCTCCACCTATTAAGACCAGTTTCTTTATGCCTAAAAAGACCAGTACCTGCAGAAAGTGGTGCATCTGGTGTTAAATAAAGAACTCCTGCCCAATCTGTTGTGTCATCGCTATGGATCCAGGATCTGTCAGCAGCTACTGTATATTGAAAGGACCCAGTTGAATCATCACCCCACCAAGTAACCTCTCCGCCATAAGGTCTAATTATATCCTGAATAGAATTCTTTACGTTATCTGCTAAAAAAGATACCGTTCTTTGTCCGGGGTAATTTCCACGAGCACTAAATTCTTGGGCTAAAGCAAATGATCTTACATCATCGGGATTTTTATAGAAATCGTCTATAATGATTGTTTGGACCTTCATATAGAATTACAATAATGATTTATTCTTATACGCCAAACAATCCAAAGGTTTTCAATTATTTAAAGTAATCCTGGGAATTCATTAACCTTTTGAGTTGTATTGGGGTTACTAACTATCGAATTAGAATTACCTAGAATATCGGACATAGAAAAAATCACACTCGGAATATGATCACCAGTAGATTTGGAATAATCATATGTATTTAAAACAATACCCTCCTTATTGATAATTTCAATTCTCGAAATTTCTTCACCTCCAACAAAATTATTGGCCATTTGTAAAAGTGACATGTCTACCTTAGGTACTTCCTTCATAGCATTAATCTATTACTCACAAGAGTATCCAGGAACGTTATATGTTGTTCCATCACAATCAATTCGGAACCACACATTAGGTTCTGCAAGATAAACGTCAGGATTAGTCCCGTAGTACAATGTTGGGTTACCACCTTCAGTAGATGTACACGTTCCATCACACGGAATTGTTGCTGCTGCTCCTTGTGCTCCTTGTGCTCCTGCTGCTCCTGCTGCTCCCTGTGCTCCGTCAGAACCAGAAGCAGCAGCTGCTCCTGATATCCGAGCAATATTAATAACAGCATCAGTGATCGCTACAGTTCCAGTACCGCTACTATCCATCCGTGCTGCATTTACCTCCATTCTTATAGTATCATTCGTATTTAAATAGAAATAACCAGTGGTTAGCGTATTAATTTCATCATTATAAAGCTGTCCTCTTGAGTAAGTATCAGACTTAGAAGAATCTACAACAGCACCATTAATATAGAGATTTTGCTGCATTGTTGATCTAGAACCACTCCTACTTGCTCCAACAATGTAATTTACATTAGAGCTAATTATATAATATCCATCTTGCAGAATCTCAATAAGAGCAGTATCATTCGTATGATCGTAAATTAAGGCGTTGGTTGAAGGGTCTAAACCATATTGTGTATGCGAAACTTTAATATCTGCTGTGGTACCTTGGGTAGAGAAATTAGTTACATTTAAAGTACCATCATCATACCCATTAAATCTATCTACACTACCTCCAACACCAGAACTTCCTGATGATCCAGAAGAACCAGAACTTCCTGAGGATCCAGAAGAACCAGAACTTCCTGATGATCCAGAAGAACCAGATGTTCCTGAAGAACCACTAGATCCTGAGGAACCACTAGAGCCTGACGATCCTGATGTTCCTGATGAACCAGAAGAACCACTAGAGCCTGATGATCCAGAAGAACCTGAGGATCCTGAGGATCCTGAAGAACCACTAGATCCTGAGGAACCACTAGAGCCTGATGATCCAGAAGAACCTGATGTTCCAGAACTTCCTGGTGCTCCTACTCCTGCAATTTGAATTAATATATCATCACCTGTAGTAGGCGACCATCCTGTACCTGACAAATGATCTAAATCAAATTCCCAATATGATCCGTTATCAACACCAACTGAGATTTGCGTATAATAAAGTACGTTAGATCCACCAACTAATCGCGTTATTTTCCATAGGGTTCCGTTGCCTAAACTATTAAAAATGTTTACATAATTAGGTCCTGATATGGGGTTTTCATTTATCAATAAGACAAAGGGTGATGCAGGTAAATTAGATCCGGAGCTATTTCTAGCTTCTCCACTTGCTGGAGATCCTCCGGATGTTGTCCAATCCCAGGTATTGTCTATTACATATCCTGAAGTACCAGAAATTCCTGATGATCCTGATGATCCCGAAGAACCACTAGAGCCTGATGTTCCCGAAGATCCACTAGAGCCTGAAGAACCACTAGATCCAGAAGAACCACTAGAGCCTGAGGATCCTGAGGTTCCTGAAGAACCTGAAGAACCACTAGAGCCTGACGATCCAGAAGATCCTGATGTTCCTGCATCACCAATTACATTAAGTCCTACCCAATAATCTTCACCATCGGTAAGGGATCCAGATCCACCTCTATCTATATACTCTAAACCTAGTTGAAACCATGTACTATTAGTTGGAGGATTTTTTGTTGCACTGGTTACATAATATGATGCAAATTGAGAATTTCCTGGGGTTAAGAACTGTATAATTCCTCTTCTTGGACCAGGGTTTGCTATCTCATCGAAGATATCTAACGTCTTAGTAACATTTACTGAATTAGTAGAAGTTGTACTAATCGCAGCACCTGTAACACTGTTTAAGCTTGCATTATTTAATACAAATTGTTGGGATGATGGTGCTACTGTAATGTTCGTACTGCTTGAATCGTATTCAGAAAAGAATCCTAAATAATTTGTGCCATCAATACCTGATGTTCCGGAAGAACCACTAGATCCTGAAGAACCTGATGTTCCTGAAGAACCTGATGATCCTGAAGAACCAGAGGAACCTGATGAACCAGAGGAACCTGATGAACCAGAAGAACCAGAAGAACCTGAAGATCCTGATGATCCAGAAGAACCACTAGATCCAGAAGAACCTGATGTTCCTGAAGACCCTGAAGATCCTGAAGATCCACTTGACCCTGAAGATCCAGAAGAACCACTAGATCCTGAAGAACCGCTAGATCCTGAGGTTCCTGAGGAACCTGAAGATCCTGAAGATCCACTTGACCCTGAAGATCCAGAAGAACCACTAGATCCTGAAGAACCTGAAGAACCAGAAGAACCTGACGATCCTGAAGATCCAGAAGATCCACTCGTGCCTGAAGAACCTGAAGAACCTGAAGAACCTGAAGAACCTGAAGAACCTGACGATCCTGATGATCCTGATGATCCAGAGGAACCTGAAGATCCTGAAGATCCACTAGATCCTGATGAACCTGAAGATCCTGAAGTTCCTGAAGATCCAGAAGAACCACTAGAGCCTGAAGAACCTGAAGATCCTGATGATCCAGAAGAACCACTAGATCCAGAAGAACCTGATGTTCCTGAAGAACCACTAGATCCTGAAGAACCTGATGAACCTGAGGATCCTGAAGTTCCTGATGAACCAGAAGAACCACTAGATCCTGATGATCCGGAAGATCCACTAGAACCTGAAGTTCCAGAGGCTCCAGATACACCAGAGGAACCTGATGATCCACTTGTGCCGGAAGAACCTGATGATCCTGAAGAACCTGATGATCCTGAAGATCCACTTGTGCCTGAAGAACCTGATGATCCTGAAGATCCTGAAGAGCCACTAGATCCTGATGATCCTGAAGTTCCTGAAGATCCTGAAGAGCCACTAGATCCTGAAGAACCCGAAGAACCCGAAGAACCTGATGATCCTGAAGAACCGCTAGATCCTGAAGTTCCTGAAGAGCCACTAGACCCTGAAGAACCCGAAGAACCTGATGATCCTGAAGATCCAGAAGAACCACTAGATCCTGAAGAACCTGAAGAACCTGAAGAACCTGAAGAACCTGAGGATCCTGAGGTTCCTGACGATCCAGAAGAACCGCTAGATCCTGAAGAACCGCTAGATCCTGAAGTTCCTGAGGAACCTGAAGATCCTGAAGAGCCACTAGATCCTGATGAT